AAATCTGCTGTTGTAGGTGCTGTGTACAATGTAGTTAAATTAGTAGTTGTTAAATCTACTTTTGCATTTGTAAGACCTTGTACATACTGTGGTATACTTACAACTAACATTATCTTCTTCCATCTGGGACTATATTAATTTGTGGCGATCCTAACTTAAATTTTGTGCCAAGCTCTGTTGATTCTACTCTTAGAGCAAAAGTTCTACCTCTTACTCTTACATCTAACTTTTCTGTGTAAACTTCTACAGGTGTTGTAGCGGTTCTTTGTGTTGTATTGCTATCATCTGTTTGTGTAAAACCTGAACCAGAATGAGTTCTAGCTTTAATAGTAAAGTCTACAGTTGGATTTATAGATGTTGAACCACTAAAATTTACATCTGGTATTATTCTGTTAATAAAAGAAAGCCTACCTGCATCACCTAATGACATAGGTGCTGACTCAACAAATGCTGTCATCGCTGATCCATCATCATCAAAACCTGTCTCATGGTTGTATAGATATTGATCTCCAGTAGATAATGGCAATGTTCTAATACCTCTGTCAAGCCAAGCCTGCCTTTCTAAAGTTCCAAAATACCAAACATTTTCTAAATAATTATATGTAATATATCTATCAATTTCAGTACTACTAGCGCTAGGATAAAACCATATTATCTCACTAAACTCAGAGTTTACACCTGAATGTACCTTATCTTTCTCTTCAAAGTTAAAATCTAAAAATACTTTGTCTTTAACACTACATGGTATTTGCTGTGTTTGCCCTGTGTACATATAAAATGTATCTACACCCATCCAGTAAACGCTATCATCAACAGCTATAGCTGCTGCAGGACTCATTATAGTTATATTCTTAGAAAGCTCTTTTATACCAAATGTAAATGGTGGACCAATAAATCTCATGGAATGTAAGCTCTTATTAGTAAAAACTAATATTTGTTCTTTTGTTTCTATTGCCTGCATAAACTCAGAGCCACCGCCAAGTCTTATATCACCTGCTGTGTTTGTAGTTGTAGGAAACCAATCTACAGGATTTTCTTGAGATGAGAATCTAATTAATAATGGATCTTGAACACCATTACCTTGTGTTGCACTTATACTTGCACCTAATCCATCACAGCCAAAGGCTATTACATGTCTATCACTATCTGATACTATTATCTGTTTGCATATCTGTGGTACACTTCTTTGACCTGTGTATGTGCTACTAGCACTTAATTCTACTGCTCTAGCAGCTAAACCACCTGTTCTGTCCCAATAAAATAATCCACCATCTCTTGGATTAAGCAGTAAATCTTCACCAAAGTTATCATGTGACCAAAGTCTTATTTGCGCACCCGGAACTGTAATTGATGCGGCACTACCCCAACCAACAAAATCATCTGTAGGTAATGCGTTACCTTTTGCTAATCTAACCAATGTATTATCTGCATGAGTTGCAGCATCTGTACCACTATGACCACGAGTGACTGTCATTGTATTATCATCGCCAGTTGCTGATATTAACATAAGCTCATCATCAACTAAAATAACATCGCCTTCTGTATTCATTCCAGTTTCATCATCTACATCAACAGCAGTTTCACTAGCATCTAATGCTTCATTAAGCTGAGTAGATAAAGCGCTACTTGTTGTACCACTCCACTGACCAGCACCCCAACCTGTACCACCAACAGTAGTGTTTAATCCTGTGTTTAATTGATAGGCACCTACAACGCTTGAGCCACCATTACCTGTATCTGATCCATTAGCTGTTGCTGTTGCTGTTATTGTGTATGTATTAGAACTTATTAAAGATACAATCTTATATTCAGCATTTAACACCGCAGCAGTTATATTGCCGCCTAATGATGCGGCGCCAGAAAATGTAACAAAATCATTTTGATTTGCTCCATGAGCAGGGTCTGTAACTGTTATAGTTGCTGAACCATTTGTTGCTGCAAACGTAACATCACCAGCACTTGTAGTATTTCTAATAGGAGTTATATCATTAAATGACTGCCCCTCTTCTATATAATACTTAAGCTCTGTTCCTAAACCTAAAAAATCAGATCCATCAAGAGCAATCCAATTATGTAATCTTCTTGCAGAACCTTGAAATACATCATTGCTATATTTTGTCCAGCCACCCATTTTTTCAGGATAACCAAGTCTAAATCTTATTTTATCACAGTCGACAAAGCCACCTTCATTACTATACGGTGTTATATCTGATGTTATACCTGATTTAAAACTTAACTTGTTTAAAGGCATTATGCTGTACCTCCAGATAAAGAACCACTACCACTTGATGAAACATTACTGACACCTTGTATTGATTTACCAGATGCCCCACCAGATGAACCGCTTGCACCATTAGTTGGGGCTGAAGATGGAAAACTTACTGATGTACCGCTACCATTTCCACCAGAAGAACCAGAAGAACCTGCCGCTCCAAAAGCGCCTCCTGCTCCGCCATTACCACCAGATCCTGCGTTATTTGAACCAGATGAACCACTACCTGCTCCACCAGCAGATTGATTGAATCCTTGACCTACACCACCTGATCCAGCTGACCCACCTGACTGTATTGCTAAAGGTGTGCCAGATACAGAAAAACTTAAACTATTATAATAATAATTTTGATTATTAGAAGATGTTCCATAAGTTGTAAAATAGACTGTTTGACCTGATGTTATATTTGCTGTTCCACTGTTAGATATAGATGTACCAGCACTTGATGTGCTAGTGCTTACGGATATCGTAGGCGTTCCATATCCACTACCATATTGTGAGCTAATATTAGCACTTACTGTATAGACACCTGTTGTATTTGTTACAGCAGATATATACATAGGGCCTCTATTTGCACAGTTTCCGCTAAAACCATCTCCTGCACCACCACCATGATTTACTCTAAATTGTGTTGATGTACCAACACCATATCTTGCGTATTGTCCGTTTATACCTTTCCAACGTCTATCGCCAACAACTCCTTGTCCATCTAAATCACCTCCACCAGTGTAGATTGAGTTCATCCAACTAGGCATATTATTTTGTGGTGTACTGTAATTACCAAAAGCACCTCCACCAACATCGGTTACGCTTGAAAAAGTAGCATTAGCTGTAAAAACGCCATTACCACCAGTGCCTCCAGCACCACCTCCACCACCACCAGCTTTGATTGTACCATTATTAACTAGTGTAACTGCAACGCTACCGTCAACTTGCAAAGCATTACCACCTGCCTCTCCTGCTGCACCACCTGCACCTTCTATGCTGCCATTGTTAGTTATGGTAATTGTGCCTGCTCCAGTACTGTCTATCTTTAATGCTGGTGCAGAAGTACTTGTAGCTCCTATTGTTTGAGAAGAGTTTATAACTATTTGCTTCGGATAATTTACTGCAAAATCATCACCAAAAACACCTACGCCTGTCTGATTAGTTGCCGTAGATGAATATGTTTTTCTAAATGCTCTAGTCTGTCCATAAAAATCATTTATTGATAACGAACTATTATTTGCACTAGTAGGTACATCAGCAGACAAATTAGTTGCTGTATTATTTGCAGCATTTGCTCTAACTAATGAGCCACCTCTATAATAATCATTCAATACAATAGGATCAGATGAACCATTATTATATTCATCTCTTAAATTAGCTAATGATATTGTACCACTAGATTGTAGTGTCATTATAAACTTGTTCCAAACGCTGTTACATTATTAGCAGATGTTACTGCACCATTAGAGCCTAGCTTAAATACTGTTGTGCCATTATACTTAAATAATAATTCATTATCACCAGTATCTAGTGATATTGCCCATTTACTTGATCCAAATAATATTGCGTTTCCATTAGTGTCCAGATTTCCTCCAAGCTGGGGAGTCGGATCAGCAATTAAATCAGTTGGTGCAATAGATGATACATTAGCATTACTACCTGTGCCGTCAGCAAATAGTATTGCCGTTAATCCAGTTGCAACCGCAACTGTGCTACCACTACCACCACCTTGTTTTACTGTGGCTGTTTGACCACTGCTATTTTTAATAAAATACCATTTTTGTTGATCGTTGGGAGATATTGTTAAATCAAAACCAGATCCCGGTGAGCCTGCTAATATTATAATTTTAAACTGTCCATTAGACAAAGTTCCGTCAGTTGTAGATAATGTTGTGTTGCCTGTAATAGTTAATGTGACAGAACCATTCAAAGCTCTGTCTATTATATCAAAATTATTATTTGTGGTTGTACCCCAAGCACCCGCTTGTTCACCAGAGCCAATCTTTTCTATTCCTGTATTTGATGTGTATGTACTTGCCATGTTTGCCTCTCTAAAAGTTAAGTTTAACTTTTACAATTATATCTCTGTCCATATTTCCGTATCAGACGGAGTTATTTCTGTATATGTCTCTGTACCACTAGGTGTTATCTCTGTAAAAGTTTCCTCTGTTGCTCCAGCATTTACTTCTATAAACATTATATCTCCAGATGTAGTTTTTGTAAAATTTAAATCTGCTGATGCTGATGTTATAGCTATTAATGTACCATCTGATGTTTGAGTAAAATTACCTATTAAATCTATTGCAGTAACATCTAATCTATTCGCTGCTGTAGTCTGTGTAAAGTCAGCACTTAAATCAGCAGACGTAATACCTATAAATGTACCAGTAGATGTTTGTGTAAAGTTACCACTTATATCTGCTATACCACCTAGTATACCAACACCTACAGAAGTCTTGGATGCAACACCACTCAACTCTGCACTAGCAGCTAATAAATTGCCTCCTACATCGGCAATAGCAGCTTCGGCAATAGATGAGTGACCTAACATTTATGCTCCTTCTAAGGTTGTTATTCTTGCTTCTAATTCTTGTATGGTCTTCACGAGTAAAGGTATAATTTTAGATTGATCTATTCCTTGTGCATCAGTTTTTGATGCTTCTTTTACATCACCTATTTTTTTACCATCAGGTATTTCATCATCATCAACGTAAAGCACTTCTTTGGTCATAGCATCTTTCTTACCAATAACTGCTTCTGGTATTATATCTGAAACTTCATGTGCGATAAAACCATCAACAGTGGTATCTTTATCTGCAATAAAATTAAATCTACAAGGCTTTAATTGTTTTAATCTTGCAGTTGCATCAAAATCATATGTTACATTTTCTTTAAGTCTGTAATCAGAGGAAGTGTTAAATGCAGTTGATGAACCAGTAACTGAAATAGTACCTACAAGAGTTCCATCTCTACGAAATGTCATAACATTTCCATTATCACCAGTTCTGTTAGAAGTAAGACCAGCATCTCCATTAGAACTAAATTGAGATGTACCATTGTTACCTATTCTTACACCATTGCCAGTTCCTTCAGCAGGGCTTTGGTTAGTTGTTCCTACAAGAACATTTCCACCAGTCGGATTTAAAATAAGAGTACGATAAGCTACGCCATAATCTCCTGTTTGAATCCAACCATAGTTATCATCAACAACACCAAATAGCATCCTTGTATCGCCAATAACTCCAGTTCCAGTCGTTAATGCTAAAATGCCATTCTCAAGAGAGCCAATATTAGCTCCACTTGCACCTACAACTGTTAGTGATTGAGCTGGTGGAACTGTTGAACCAATCGCAACTCTATTGTTACCTGCATCAACATATATCATTCCTTCCTTATCATTTGATTCGACACGAAAGTCTGTGTCTTTGCTATCATCGTTAAATACTGTTTCAGATGAATTAACTTTCATACGACTTGATGTGTCACCAGCTTGCATAGTTACTATATTTAATGAAGCATCTTCTGAACCATTAGAAACATCAGTTACTTGTGCCTCTATTTGAA